ATCACGTTACATGTACCAATTGTTTTGAGCTTGCGAGGACCATGATTGAAGACGTGTTCGCGGGAATTAATCCGTGGAACATTCTACCACGTCATGGACCCGGTACTGTTGCGACAGGAGAGTGGGCTGCCGAGAAATGGGTGTTTGGAAGAAAATATTCCTCTATACACTCTACTTACCCCTACTACGAATATTTCGTATTAGGAAAAGGTAAGGAAATACTCGACAGGAAGGATTGGTACCTCGGTTTAAAACCCGAGGTCTCAGGGACGGCTACAGTTGTACTCGTCCCGAAAGATTCACGAGGTCCTCGGATTATATCTAAGGAACCCCTCGAATACCAGTACATCCAACAGGGACTCTGGAGACTTATGAGACATGAGTTCCAGACCCACCCATTCACGCGGGGACACGTCAACTTCGATGACCAGACCATTAATCAAAAGTTAGCCCGCAAGGGCTCGCTTAATGGTTCCTGGGCAACCCTCGATATGAAGGATGCCTCGGATAGGGTCTCTTTGGACTTAGTTAAGCAGCTTTTTAGTACGACGCCCGATTTTCTCGAGTGTCTACTAGCTTGCCGCTCTACTAGTACGAAGCTCCCATCTGGTGAGGTAATTGATCTCCATAAGTTCGCACCTATGGGATCTGCTACCTGCTTTCCTATTGAATCGATTGTTCACTACGTACTTGCGGTTGCAAGTATTATGGTGATGTCCAATCTATCAAGGTGGAAAGCCCGAAGCCTTGTCTACGTTTACGGGGATGATTTGATCATCCATTCCCGTCATGCAGACAGTGTCTTAGCAATACTTCCACTCTTTGGGCTAATGTTCAATGAGCAGAAGTGTTACACACATGGACCCTTCCGCGAATCTTGTGGTGTCGAATCCATTTTGGGAAATGACAGATCACCAATTCGCTGGAGGAAACCATGCCCGCAACGCCTCGACGCTGTTACGGCTTCTTCGTTCGCCGACTTTGCATCCTCGCTTTATCAGCAGGGATACTTAGCGGCTGCCGAAGTGGTTTGGAGTCGCTTGGAGACGTACACTGGGAAACTCCCAGTGGTGCCTCTGAGCTGGAACGTTCCATACCTAAGTCGAAAGACAAGGTTCAGAAGGTTCTTTACCCCTTACCGCCATCGGTGGAACAAGAAGCTCCATCACCACGAACACTTAGGACTCTGCCTCTCACAAGTGAGAAGTAAGGATCCGAATGTCCCTCAGTGGGCTCTTCTTTTAAAGAAGTGCCTCACTGGTGATGGTACGTCAAGGGAGTTAACC